GATGATCTGTGAATTTCCAAAGGCATCACGCAATATCCAATAGGCCGCCAACATATCAAGGCCATAGTCCATTGCCACATAACATACTGTGTTCTGTGTGAGTAAATCATCTGACAAGATGGAACTGTCTGATACTTCCTCAAAAAACCTTCCTCCGGGTACATCTAACGCCTGTTCCACTGTCTCCGGGTACTCTGCCCACATTGCAGCTTTTCCACTTAGCTTAAGCGTGTTATCGTACCATTCCTGTGTACGCGACGGGTCCGCATACCATGGGATGAATATCTTATGAAACCCATTGTCCGGCGTAGTGTATAGCTCTTCAAACAATGAACCTCTCTGTATGGTCGATACTCCTATAACTTGACCGGACAAGGGCCTGTTTACTACTGGCAAGGCGGCTGTCCAGATTGAACGGTCAAACTGCTGGAAGGCCCACTCGTCAAATATGATTAAATCTGCCGTAAATGATCTCGCCGCGTTTTCGCCGCTGGCAAAACACTGAAATGTTGAATCACTCTTTCCCGGAAAATGTATCGTTACTGACAAGGCGTTCCATTCAAACCATGCCCCGTCCCATCCGGCTCTCTCGGTCTTCTCCCTTACCAAAAAGCTCATATTCCGTAAGATCAAGACTGCTCTTCTTACTAATTCCTTGGCCTCTGTCTCACTCTTGGAAAGTCCGATTACTGACCTTCCAGTATGACAAAGCAAAAGCCAAACAGCATAATGCAATACCAACCACGATATACCTAGCTGTCTGGCCTTCAATATAATAGTCCACTTATGGCTTACCATGTCCTCTAAGGCGTCTTTCTGCTCTTTCCACAACTTAAAAGGAACTATGATCTCTGGACTATTTCTATCCTCTATATGCCCGTACTCTTCCACAAAATATACTATGTTCTGCGAACAGTACTCTATTTCGTTTTGTCTTAAATCATTGAGCAAACTCATTACGTGTAAATGACCTCATTAAGGCGTTATAATATGCTTCCTGAAGTCTATGTACTTCTTCAGCATTTCTTTCAGCCTCAGCTATGCTGTTATATGTGGGTCCAATCTGAAGCCCTATTGTGTCTGGCGCTCCGTTCATAACTCCTTCAGCATATGACGTTAACTGCGGCTCACTTAGGCTTCTTACGTAATTTCCGCCTCTATCAGCTACAATAGGTGTGAAATTTGCAGCCCTTCCAGTTGGATCGCTATAGGTTGATGAATATACTGTAGCTGTTCCCGGTCCGGCATCCCATGTATCACCCAACAGAGAAGCATCTATCTGTGGCCTACGAAACAAATTAACATTTCCGCCTTGCTGCTGGTCTCTCATCCGATTGACTATGTAGTTATTAAAGCTGTCTTCTCTCATCTAACTGCTCCACTACCGCATCTATTAGCTGCTGGACTGTTACGCCCTTCTGCTTCGCTACAATCCTTAACCCTGACAAATCAACACCATTTCCTATCTGTATGCGCCCTTCAATGAGTTTATCTATCAGGACCCGTACAGCCTCTACCTTACTCATATGATTATCTTCCGCTATCTCCTGAAGCTTCCCCATCTGATAGTCGTTTAGCCTTATCCCTAATACCTCTGTCTTCATTCTCTCTCCCAAAAAAATACCCTTGAAGCTATGACACTCCAAGGGCATGAAGGTAAAAAACATGAATGGCAAGAATCATGTCACAATCTTTTCTACGTGCAAATCTTAAAAAACATCAATTTCCCCTATATATCCCCGTGTTTTTTTATACTTTTTCTTAAAAAACATCAACTTTTTCTGTTCGCCTCCCCCGGTTATTACCCGGATTGAAGTGTTAACAGTTTGATTTTTGGGGAAAATATTTTGAGGGGCATTTCGGGGTCCCGCGAGTCGCGAGGCCGTTCCCCGGTGTGGGGGTAGGGGTGCCCCCGGTGGGGGCCGCGGGTGCGGATGATCCCGGCAACAGGAAGGAACCGCGCGCCCGGTGAACACGTGCCCGGCTGCGGCAATCCTCCCGGACCTAATCAACTATTCGCAAAACATCGGTTTTTAGAATAGTTACATAATCCTATCAATTCCCTTCAATGCTAGTATTTATCTATGTTTCCAGCACTTACACAAATATATTTTAACTTGCTTTTTATTCCTGATCCGGTCCTGATACTATATCTTGTGCTTTTGTCCTATTCAATATCCGTTCAATGTGTGCCCGGTCTTCTGCTGTTATGGTCTCAACTTCTGCAGATATTTTGTCAACCGGCTTTTCTCCAAGTGTGTCTCTGACATACTCGGCCGCTTTTGTATCGCCTTTCATAGCCCGCCGGAATTGTGCAAGGCTCGCCGCTTCTAGCAAGCTCGTGCCTTCTTCCATGCCGTACTCTTCCGCTTCTTCTGCTGTAACCGTTCTACGGCTCAATTCTTCTAATATTTCTTTAATACTGCGTCGTGCCGCTTGCGCGTTGTTGCTCGCTGGTGCTCCGATTTTACCACGTTTAGAAGCCTCTTCCGGGTCATTTTCTAATCTTGCCAACTTTCCGCCGTTGTACGCTCTATAGTTGCCACTTTCGTTTGTTGTTCCTGGTGGTAATTCTTTTAAATAGCTATCAAAAATAATATCCGGTATGATGTAACCTTTTTGGTCTTTTCCTATAGCTATTTTTTCTATGTCTATCTTTCCATCTGGAAGTCTTGGAACATTTGGAAGACTTTTTTCTTTATTCAGTTTATCTAAGTTTATGTTTAATTCTTCCATGGTCCGTGATCCTCTTTTTTTGTTTGCTTATAATAGAAGTTTTGTTTTTCTAATTTCTGGCAATAAAAAAGGCCAAAGCCTGGTAGACTCTGGTCTTTTTCTGGTTTTGGGTTATTTCTGGGAACTGATAAAAGTAAAATAAAAGGGTTCTTTTTATTTTCTTACAATATCAAGATAACACAAAAAGTGTTGAGCTATTCCCTTAGTTTTTTAATTCGGGATCATTTATAGATATTTCTTTTTCAAAACCAAATTTATATAATCGCTCTTCAATGGCCCGGCGTATAAATTCGCTTGCGTTGGTTCCTTCTTTAGCTGCTGCTAGGTTTATTCGGTCTTTTGTTCCTTTTTCCATAACAAAATTGATTCTTTCTTTTTGAGTTTTAATATACCAATTATCATAGTCAGTCTTATTTTTAAATTCTGGATTTTTTGGCCTTGCCATATCTTACAACCTCCCATATTTACTGTATTTTCTTTAGTTTATCTTACCATAAATATATATACTTGCGCATAGTAATATTGCACAATGAAAATAGGTTTTACTTGTGCAAAGTGTAAGAATATAAAAAACTTGCGTAAAGTGTATTGACTTTTAATACTTGCGCATAGTATTATAAGCTCACAAGGAACAAACAACCGCTTCACAACTACACCGGATCAGTTTTAATAGCTGGTCTGCTGGATAGAAGCAAAAGCACTTTAAAAACTTAATAACAGGAGGAAAAACACAATGAATAACGCACAGATCATTTTTAATGAATCAATCGAGCTTATGAAGGCCGGCACGATCGGAACCACAGGACGCCAGATCACAATCGAATATGAAAAGGACGGCGAAAAGGTAAAGGAAGTTGTAAACGAGCCGGAACCTATACACACTTACGCCGAATGGAAAAAAGCCGGCTTCCAGGTTCAGAAAGGACAGAAAGCAATAGCTTCTTTTACAATCTGGATGTACACAGACGGCAAAAAGAAAAGCGAAGAAGCCAACGAAGAGCCAGAGCAGCCGGAAGGACTTGTAAAAAGCGGCCACTACTATATGAAAAAAGCGTGCTTCTTCAAAGCTTCACAAGTAGCACCGGCAACAGAGACAAAATGAAGATCAAGCCTTCCGGAGGCGTCAAAACTTCCGGGAGGAATCCCCAAAAATCATAATAGGACATTTTAAAGGAGGAATAAAAAAATGTTAAAACCCAAATATGAAAACCTGGAAGAACTCTTAAAGGAAGTAACCGCGACAAGGACATTAGATACTAGCATTGAGTTTATAGTACATGTTCAGGACCTGATCGGACATAGCACCGCCGACGAGCTGCACGAACTCAGCCGCCAGTATAAAGAAACTTTTTATAGAGTATATGACGAGGCCGAAGGAATCGAGGCGACTTTAAGATTTTTTAAATTTCATAGCCGCTGGACAGAAGACTTACAAACAAGACTAGCAGAAGCCGAAGCAGACCGCGACAAATTCGAATTTATGTACGACACCATGAAAGAAACAACCGAAAAGTTGACAACTGATCTTGACGAGCTGCACACAAGACACAAAGAGAGCTTAAAAGACCTTGTAAACAAACAAAAGGAAGTTGACGAACTCAAACAGGAACTAACAACCCTGAAAGCAAAATTATACGATCTCATGACAGCATAACATAATAGGACAATTCAAACGGGCGCCGGTCCTGTAATACCGGCAGAAAGGGCAAAAAGATGATTAAAACATATTTAAAACCATACGGAACAAGGACAGAAGCAAAACGAATTAACACCGAGAGCGGCGAAGTAATGATATATATGATTAACAATGATGCAGAGATCACCGGAATCCGCTTTCCTTTTTCATTCTATCAGACAACATCCGAAAAATGGGGCTACAAGTCACCGGCCGAAATGATCGCAGAGTTAAAAAGGCGTAAGCAGCTAGGCGAAGAAGTACAGACCGACAAACAGAAAGCCGACGAAATAAGCGCCCTTTTGCAGCTTGCAAAGTTCAGACGCGAAAAAGGGTTTTACATATATGATATCGAGGACAAGTTAATCAATATATACGGACTTTCTGAGGAATACACCGGAAAAATCTTAAAGTATATAACCCAGTATGATCTTGAAAGACATATTATAAGAGTTTTCACCGAAGACGGCGACGAGTTCACAACAGAGATTAACGGAACCCCTGAAGAGATCGCAAGTCACTACAATGAAAAAATTGAATTTATAGCATAATAGGACACCAACAAACAGCCGACCGGCAGCGGCTAAAGACTGCCGGAGAAATGGAGAAAACATGAATAATTACTTTATCGAGAACTTAGAGACCGGAAAAATTGAGCTTTATTTTGATAAATCAGCATACATGGCCTTGTCAGAGGACCAGAAGCGCAGCATTAAAAGCAATTTCTTGTTTAGCCGCTACTCTTCCGCATGGATCAGCCGCAGAAAGTACCCTAATTTGTATTATCCGAAGCAGATCGCACAGGAACTAGGACTAGAGGACGGAGGCACAACCGGAGAACGCTTAAGTTTTGAAGAACAGGAACTAAACCGGATCGCCAAGGCCGAGAGACGCGCGGACCGCTACGAGTACAAAGCAGCCAAGGCAGAAAAAGAGGCTGAAAGACTGCAAAAGCCCATAAATGATATGCATGGAGATATAGCTTTTTTCACACAGCCGAACATAAACACCAGCGCCGGAAGAGCTTTTACAAATAGGCGTAACAAAATGTGGGATAGCTACGAAAAAGGTTTTGAAGAGTATAAAAAAGCGGCTTATTATGAGGACCGCGCCGAATATGCCAGAAGGACCGCGGAAGAATTGCCGACAATAGACTTTTGCCAAAGACGAATTGACGAAGCAGCCGCCAACATTAGAAAGCTGCAGAAATGGCCGGAACCAGACGCCGACAGGATCGCAGCCGAACAAAGCAAGATTGACTATTACAAAGCCTTGATCGAGCAGCAAGGCGGCCTGAAGTATAACAAGGACAATCTAAACAACGGCGACTTAGTAAAGATCAGACGTTGGAAGGAA